CAGCGTATATGTCTAAAGCAGATGCAATCTCGGGCATATACTCCATCTGATCAAAATCAATGTAGCGCTCGACGCGGCGCTGATTTTGCATCGCATTAAGGGCAAGATTATCAAGTGGGCTATATTGAGACTTCTTAAACTGCTGCCCTGACGCAGTTCTGAATCTAGATGAGAATTTATCTAAGTGCTGGCGACGAATTTTAGTTCCAGTTTGGGAACGATAATTTACAATCGGACCAGAGAACAATCTAGTCAGGGCCTTAAACAAATCGTTTTGCTGATTTAACGGGTTTCTACTATTGTTATAATTTTTCTTATCATCTGCCATTTATAATCTCACTTTACAATCCATTTAAATTGGTCATATATGTTTTTTGCTTCATTCATTTTATCAAATAATTCGTCTTTTTTGTACCCTTGTTGTCCTTTAATTTGTGTATTCATAGTTGTGTTTGACTTGTACACCGCGTTTAGGAATGCTTTTTTGTAATTAAGCTCTCTTGCGTTATGCTGTATCGCAGTGTCTCTAACCCAGCAGGCGATTGCTAACGCCATAATCAAATCATCATGGTATCCTTTCATTGCTTGGGGTTTGCCGTTCCTCCAAATAAAAGTTTTCATTTCGTTAATAGTACGAGAAGAATATATCGTAATTAGTTTATTTCTGATAAACTCTTCTAATTTCGCAATTATCAGTGGTCGAGTTTTCATCGATGTGGTAAAACCGGGCACGGAAGAATTTAGGTGTTCAGCTGTGTGCTGGTCTACATATTCGTGAGTTGACTTTATTGAGTGGTACAAATTTGGGTACTTGGATTCGTTTAATTTTTCTAGTACTGAAAACCCAATGTTGTTATTTTCTACAACAACCATACAATTACCAAACTCTTTGCCTACTTCATTTAACATGTTCGCATACATATCAAGCGTGGGTTTACCTTGATATTCGCCAACAACTTCTAAAGTTTCTAATTTAATAATATGAAATGTAGAGAAGTCTGCTCCATCGCCGCGGGCAACATCGGCTACTAGCAAATAGCTACATGATGGATCATATTCTTCCCAAATCCAAAAGTTTCTATCAAATCCAGTTCTATGTTTTGGTTCGCGAACATTAGTCAACAACCACTCCATGCAATCGGGGTCAATTACTGTCTCGCCTGATGTGTTGAAGTTGCATTCAAGCTCTTGCGCAATCTGACGTTTAGACATGTTTCTGGTTTCTTTCTTATACCATTCTTCGCCGCGGTCTGGGTGAACGTCCCATGGTAAAGTTGTTATATTGAAATTATTGGCCCCTGATTCAGCATCAGCACAGGTTTTGTGAAACCAATTACCCACACCATTTGGGGTAGATAGTGCTATGCATCGACCACCAGTGGACAGCGTTGGATACAAACCGGTCCACAATTCTTCAAGACCCTCAATGTGTGCAGCCTCGTCTAGCACCAACAAAGACAATGCCTCAGAACGACCAGCATCTCCAGACGTAGACGCTGCCTTAATTGATGATCCGTTTGATAATTCAAATGATGTTCTATTATCGACATCGATGGTGGCTATTTTTAACCAATCCGGAACATTTCTCATAATGTTCTTCACTTTCTTTACTAAGTTACCTGCAGTAGCAAACTTGGTTGCCATAACAAGAATAGCCTTGTCTCGATGAAACAACATCATCCACACGATATAACCTGCAGTAATTGTTGATATACCTAATTGTCTAGCTTTAAGTATGACGTTAAATCGATAGTCATTAAAGTCTTTCAGCAGATCATCTTGAAAATCATATGTGTTAAACAGAATTAACCCGTGGAGCGGGTGTGAGATTCTTGCGTAGTTGTTAAGAAAGTAAGCTGGATCCTTACCACACTTTACAATTTCTTTAATCTGTTGCTTTTTGTCCAGTTGGAAGCTCATACATCCTTGAATACTCTGCGAATAAGTTCTTGCAATTCTTCTAATTTAAAGCCCATCTGTGGCCGGCCTTCGGCGCCGGGAGTATATAGAGTTTGCGGAGGTTCTTCATCTTGCATTTCAACACCCGGGATTTTTTCAAATACAGATTGAAATAGTTCTGCAACTTCGTCAGCCGGCAAGCCCTGAATTAAATCCATAAGTCGATCTTCCAGAGGGGCCGTTGAGCGTTCAGGCTCATTATCTTTTGGGATATCCATCGACATTGTATCGGCAGCTTTATTGGGCTTTTCCATTGGTGCAGTATCGCCGCCTCGCGAGCCACGATTCTTTAAGGCTTGGCGCCTCTCATATTCTTCATCACCAAGAATTTGTCTTAAAAGATCTTGAGCAGCTTGACTTTCCTCAAGCATTTCTTCTTTGATATACTCTTCAATAATAATTTTTTTTAATCTATCAGCGGTAATATTCATTTTATTCTCCTGATTGCACAAGGTCTTTAATTTTTGCTACGGCGGCGACTAGTCCACCGGTGGCCAAGGCGGCTGTGACAGCCGGCTGGGTAGCAAAATGTTGAACGGCCTTCATTAAAATTTCTATATTTTCAGGTGTAATATTTTCAAGGCCCTCATCAATTGAGTTTACGTCTTCTATTTCTTCTTTGATAATTTGCTTAAGCTGAGACTTGGTAATTTTCATTTCATGATTCCTTTTTTCTGGTGTCATTACGCGGACGCTTTCCGCCGCTGCCGTCCCAACCGCCAAGATCAATAAACTTTCTAAAAGAATCTTCAGGCTTGGTGTCTTGGTCAGCTGCCACAGCCATATCTTCATTAAGTCCACCGACTCTATAGTGCATCTTGGCTGTCACCCAGGAGCGAATTCTGGTAGAGTTTTCAACGTGAACATCGATCTCTCCGTCAGCAGTAAGAGTCACTGATTCGTTACGGATCTTGCGATATTCCTTTTTAAGAAACTTAACAATTTCAGCAAGTTGTTCTTCCATCCTGGTTTCAAACCCGCCGGCATACACTTCCTTTAATGTAACCTCAGACATGTAAGAGAGACACATCATGTTTCCATAAAACTTGACGTTGAATCCGTCCATCACACGCTTATCAAGAATTGGGTCACCCTCTTCTCGTTGAAGACCAGCTAAAAGCGGTTCACCATTTTCGTCCAATGCGCCATCATAAGCATTTGCTGCCGCTTGCGACAAGCCTTGCACGATTTCATATACAGTTGCCATTATTAATTTCCTTTGTTATCGTTTGGTCGCCACCCGTTTTCCCATCTTTGTTCTCTGCCTTCAACATATTGAATATAGCATGTACTGCAACAATCAAATTTTAAAAGGCAAACATCATCCAAAGATTTTTTAGGAAACCTACCACACACAGGGCAGGAGCGTATTTGTTCTCTATTAAGTAGTTTTTTTGATACCTTTATACCATTTATCTCAATTTTCTCTTGAGAGTGGTCATTTTTCTTTTGCTTTGAATATAATTCTTGCATTTGGTGTAGATATTCTTTTTCTCTTTTCTCATTCCAATTTGCTCTGGGATTAGAGACTGCCTCATCTCCGTATTTTTCTGCGATTGCTTTTTCTACTCTAGCAATATGATCGAAGTCTTTTTCACTCATTTATCTTTTTATATACTCCATACGAAGCACCAGCACCAAATGCAACACCGCCAACAAACCATAGCCATTTATATCGTGGAGAGGTCTTTTTTAATGCGTTTGCAAGGAACCCGATTTCTTTATCTTTTTGCATTATAAATAAATCGTATTCATCTGTCAAGGCTTTGTGCTCAATCCTCAAGTTTTCTAACTCATACTCATATTCTTCTTGTTGAATCTTGAGTTGATATTCTGTTTTTATGTCGCACGAATATTTGTACACATCATAATCAGCCATAATTTTAGACATAGCATTTTCATCAAACAACACGCCAGCAAATGGCGCCGGCGCTTTGTATTCAAGGATTGTAAACTTGGCGGGTTCTGTCGCACCAGCAGTCATCGTCATTAGCAGCAATAATTTAAGGAACATATTCGATACCAAACTTTTCTTCTATATCTTTAATTAGTTGTTCTCGGTCTCGATTGAATTTGTTTTTGTACTGACCTTTCTTGTCTGCTCTTAGCTGTTCTATCATGTCAAGTGCTTCTTCATAATCTGCCTCGATTACAGCTATTGATTCTAAATGACTTTCCATTAATTTTTGTTTTGCACGAAGTTCCTGCTTGTGTATTTCTTTAAGACCTTCTATTTGCGCTTTTACAGATTCAGTTTGGGTTTGATATGCCTTCTGCATCTTCC